CTTATTCTTTGTGCTGCGTCTGCGGCTTTTTCCGAGTTTTTCATTTTTGAAACATTTTTCAACGTATCAACATCTAAAGCTAACCCCAATGCCTCAAACACTGGATCTGTGTTAAGAATCGAATCAGCAAATGATAGACCAGGCTTACCAACGTCATCTAATATTGATCTTAGTGCATCACCAGAAACGGACACTTCTCTTGGCGACAAAACGCCACGTAATCTTTTATCTAACTTTTGAATTAAAGAAGACAGTTTTTTATTTCCAGATTTCATAGCTTCTTCCAATACGTCTGGATCTATGATCGAAACATTTGCTGCCTGCATTAGTTCTAAGGTTTGATCTAATCCTAGTGTCTGTTTTTTTCCAGCGATTGTAGCAACTAAATTTAATGCAATACCACCATCGTCCGTAGGTAAAAGTAAACCGTAGCCTTTTGATTTTTGTGCATCAAAAAATGCTTTTAGTGCCTCAGCGCCCTGTTGAGTATCAAGCCCACCCTTATGGATGGCAATGTTCATTTCAAGATCTTCTATTCCAAAAAGTTTCTTTTCCCTAGCGACCTTTTCTATCTCCCTTATAACCTGACCATAACCCCTATAAACCACTGGAACTTCATCTTTTGATAGTCTGTAAACTTCAGTAAGATGCAGGGCAGAGAAATACTCTATGGCGTCGTCTACGCTATTGAAAACCTTTCTGCCTTGCTCTTCTGGATCAAAGTAAGATGCTCTATATTTTAAAATATTATCAGCTGGATCAACAAATGGTTCCATTAGTCGACCACTAGGTATTTTAGTCATTATTCTTCTAGCTGCCCTAACCTGCTTTTCTGGGGACAAAGGAGACAGGTACGCAGCCATATAGTCAGTAAAAGATTCATATTCAGGAATCTCTTGCTTTCGTCTTTCTAGGAAGCTAGCTATTTTTCCTAACATTACTACCTAACCCCTGCACTTATGTCAATTTGCTGACCACCAAACGGATTCATGACCGGAGTAACTGAACCAGTAACACCCATGCCATTCATTAAAGAACGTAATCTATATGATACGTCTGCATTAGAATCTGAAGAATAATCAAACCGAGGATAGCTGGGATTGGCTAGATTAGCTTCTCTTATCTGTTGAGGATAGTAACCCATTTGAGACATTTCAAGACCCATGTGCTGTCCTATTTTAATTTTAACAGAATCCATATTTGTATTTGGATGCCAACCTTCCCATCCCTCATCGGGTAATTCATGCCTACTAAAATAATCTGTTAATTCTGGACGTTTTTCAACTGGCATACCCCACGCTGCCTCGTATATTCTTCTTTCCAATCTTCCAGCCGTAGAAAGTATTCTTCCCCTATCTTCTTCTGGAGCATTTATCATTGCTTTAAAATGCTCCCTTTTTCTTTTAGGGATAGCCAAAGAAAGAGACTCTACATCGCTTCCATATTTGCCTGTGCCAATATCTTCTATTGGCGCACCATACATTGTCCTTTTTGCTGCTGATCTAAACTGAAAAGCTGCTGCTGCGTCCCCCGATGATTCCGCCATGTTAGCTAATCTTGTATTTTTTACGTAGCTTAAAATATCAGAATACTCTTCAAGAGCTAATTCCTTTTTTCTTTCCGTTGGAATAAATCTTTCTCCAGTTATTGCCTCTTGAATATTAGCCCCTGTAGAAGCTGCTAATCCGGTAATGGCACCTAGGCCAGACATGACCAGTTTTCCTGGTTGCGTTCTACCCGCAAAAAGTCCTGCAGCAGCCAAGCTTGCAGATGCTGCTAATGGATTTCTGTCAGCAGCTTTGTTAATCATTGGTTCTATGAAGCTTTCGAATGGTCTCTGCCACTCTGGGAATGTAGCTCCGTAAACATTGTTTCTTTCCCAGTCCTCCACTGCCGTTTGTTTATTGATAAACTTTCTATTTATAAAAGTATCTCTGTGGGCAATATATTCTGCCGCTCTAGATAGATTGTGAACAAGAGGGTTAGTGCCAGCTTCTTGAGCAGTTTTGCCGACATGACTATATTCAGAGAAAGTTTCCCTCTGCTGTATAGAAGCTACTCTTTCTCTAATACTGTCAGCCTGCAGCTTTTCTGATGGATCATCTAAATAACTATTAATTTTTTTATCTAAATACCTATACTGCTTAGAGTAAGGGGCAACATCTCCAAGTATTTTAAATTGATCTAATAAACCATATCTTCCAGTTTCATCTGAATGCAGTTGATTCAATCTTTCGTAAGCGACTCCAGGCAAACGGAGTTCACCTTCTTGAACCTTGGTAAAAGGATCTCCTCTAGTGAAATCTAAATAATATTCTGGCCCTGGCAAAAATGGATATTGTTTGCCCATAGTGTTTTGTATTGGATTCAGATAATCAACACCAGTTCTTTCTTTTGGTATAAATCTTCTAGTTATTTCAGAAAATTCTATTGAACCAAAATTTCTTCCACCTAACATTGGAACGTCACCAAGTCCGCCAAGATTATAATCCCAGAACTGCCTACTCATACCATATGCCTTGGAGGCAGATTGCAAAACTGCTCTTTGTGGTTCAAAATCTCCTTGACCATATCCAAAAGATTCTCTGAATGCGGCACCAGCGAAACCATAGATACCTAAGGCTTCTTGAGTTCTATATCCAAAATCTTGAAGTTGCACCTGTGGATCGCCAACAGAAATCGGTGATCCCGCACCAACTATTCTTGGAGGCATCATACCTGGAGTTTTTGGGGGACCATATGCCATTTGGGTATACTGACCATTGATCTGTCCTATGCTCTGCATGGTGGAATACTTGGCGGTGTTTAATGCTCCCGCCCTGCCTGCCAACTCTGCGTTTGCTGATGCTTGTATTCCTGGGCCAGGTCCACCAGAAGAAATCCCCATAGACATAATTGGGGTTCCGCCCTGTATTAATCCACCGATGGAAGCTTGCCCAAATTGCTGTTGAGCTGCCTGTCCGGGCAACATGGGCATGGAAACTTGTCGCAAGTAAGCGCTTGCATCATAAGCTCCAGATTGTCCTGCTGGAGCATAATTAGACAAAGCTTGCGAAACTTCTTGCTCGTGCATTTTTATTTGAGGCTTTAATATCCTGCCTACTGTGGCGTTTAGTGCGGGAGTTAGTGGACCAAACGGACCAGAAAAATATTCTCCACTTATAGGATATGGCCTATCTTCATAATGCTTTCTTTCAAAGCGATATGGATCCAATGGACGTAGTGGAGATATGTCCGTATAGAATAAGGCTCTTTCTATAGGGGAACCATATGTATCAGAAGTAAACATTGAGCCAGCTTCAATCTTGCGATAAATACTTGGCCTGTAATACATTATCTTTCCGCCCATAAATGGAGTATTACCCAATGGCCAGAAACGACCCTGCCTTATCGGCACCTCTCCCTCAAAAAGCTGTTCCTTTTTCTCTTCATAGCTCATTCCACCAGGCATAACCCCAGCACCTAATGCATGAACTTGTCCTACAGCTTTTGTCGCTGCCCCAACAAAAAATGGAGAATAAACCCTTTCTCCTCTTGCATCTTTTTCATTGACCATCCCACCAATTGTTCTATCAGCGGTCATGAAAGCTAATCCGCCAGCATAGAGTGGCAGAACTCTTTTGCCTACCATGCCCCTTGCAAAAAGATCTAACGGAGAACCATATTGATTTACATCTAACTGTAATCCAACTGTGCCAAAATATTTATTAAGTCTTTCAACACCATGAGATACTGCAGCAGATAGGTTTGAATAGCTTTCTGGACTACTGTATGTATTTATTCCTGCAACACTCTTTAATGCTCCAACAGGATTCCTGGCAAATACACTACCAAAAGTGGGAACCAACAAAACGTCAGCGCCAGGACCAGTAGCTGAACCAAGTGGATCTGTTGCTAAATGCGATATTTTAAAAGAAGCCGTGCTTAATGATGGATATAATAATTTTTTAGCTAAACCAAGTTTACCTATTTCTCCAACTCTTTCAATTGAACCAGATAAAAATGGCTGAACTAATTCCGGAGAACCTTCTAAAGACTCTATAACATTTGCAAGAGCTCTTCTTTGAACTTCAATTTCTTTTAGAAAAGATCTGTTTGCCCTTACTGAGTTTAGGTTGGTTAATGCTCCAAATGCTGCCGCTTGCGCTTCAGCCAACTCACCGGCAGGCATTTCCTTGGCTATATTTGCAAGAGCTTGGTTTATCTTAATAAAATTTTGACCGAATGTTTGCCTAGTGCTATTTGAAACTAATTCGTTTCTTTGAATTAAAAACTTAAATAGTTCGTCTGTTAATTGGTCTTCTCTTGTAAGAATCGTTGGGCTAACTGACCGTATCTGAGAACCAGATAACAAGTCTGACTCCTCTAATACCTTCCTAATTCTCTCTCTACTTTGGAACAATGTAGCAGCGTCTATGCCCTGTCTTCTTAAAATATTTGCATCTCTGTCGACACCTCTGATCAACACATTTGCAAAATCTATTTTTTCCTGAACATTCTGAAGCTGACTTACTTTTACGCCAGAATACGTAGCTAATGACGGATCAGCATCCTCTATCGCTCTCATTGCACGTCGAGAAAAACCAGCTCCAAATGCCCTTCTTCTAAACCCTTCAAAAGCTTCCAACAAAGCTTTTTCTGAAACCATTTCTTCGCCAGTATCAGCGTTAATTACATTAACTCTTTGGACATTGCCGTCTGCGTCTTTAACAATGTTTTTTCTCAGCGTTCCCGCTTTTGTATTAATATCTCTCCCAGATATTACTTGTGCAAAAAATCTAGGATTTTCTGGATCAATATTTCTCCTGGAAAATCTAGACATAAAACCAAATATAGAGTTTGGTTGATCATAGTTAATATCAAAAGCTTCTCTAAATTTTAACTCTCTTTCTGGTGTTACACCGAATCTTGATAGACCAGAAAAAAATCTACTTCTGAATGTGCCTTCTTGATAATTTAAGGAATTAAGGGATTCGGCGTCTCTTTCTGCAGCGGCATTTCTAGCTGCACGAGTCAACATTTGTGAGCTGTTTTTAGCTAGCGGCCTAAAGGTTCCATCCAAGGTTCTAGAAGTATACTGTTGAGCCATGACGTTATAATTAAACGCCATAACTTTACCTTTTGTTTTTCCACCGCTATAGAATAAGTAGAAGTCAGCAGATTTGTCTGCGCCTTGAAGGAAAGGCTGTGAAACTTTACCCTGAATAAACTGAAAGGGAGCCCTTCCAGACATTTCATTAAAAGACTGCTTACCGAATAAGTCTGCCGGATTAAAACCAAGAACAGGTATTCTTAAATCATTGGCTAGAAAGTTTCCTACATTTCTTGCAGTTTGCCTTATTCCAGAAACATCTAGAATACCACCAGTCTTTGTAATAAAAATATCTGGAAGAACAGAAACGCTAGAAGCTGTTTTTGTTGGATCAGCCCTAACCATGCTGGAAGACATTTGATTAATAAAACTTTGAGTCTCTTCATCTAAATTACTAAACAATCCGCGTTGGGTTGCCTCATCAACAGTTGCCCGTCTTAATCCTAACAGATTAAACCCACTAGCAAAAACACCAGAACTTATTTGTTTTTCCCTAACAAGAAAACTTCTTAGTTGACCAAGATTTTTTACATCAAGACCAACTTTACCTAAAGACTCGCCTAATTCTCCTCTACTTAGATCTCTGCCATCAGCTGCTTTGAGTTTCATCCCCAATCTTTGAGCGGATCTTTTAATTAGAAAATCTTTTTGTGCGTAAGACAAATTATCTAAATCAAGGAAATCTTCAAAATCTGCTCTTTTAGTTTTTAAAACTGTTCCAGCCACTTTAAACATTCCCTGCTCTTGGAATGCTTTATAACCTTTGTTAGCTTTTGCTTTTAATGCTGCCTGAAACTCTGCTCCAGAAAAAAGCCTGTTGGCATCAATAATGGACTGCTGTAAAACATCAGAGCTTCCAACCTTTTGAATAAATTCATCTGCCCTATTTTTAGATAAGGTTCCCTTGAACCTATTTATTATTTCATCAAATGGTTCATCGCCATCAAGTAGTATTTTAGTTTCACCTATAGTTACTCTTCTTGATGGCTCCATAGCTGTTTTGTTGATGTCAATATCGTCAATAAACTTTGCTATAGTTTTCGCAAAATCATCCCTATCTGATGTTGCAGTTTTTTCCATTAAAGATTTGTATAAAACCTTTTTATACTCTGTTTGTTCCATTCCTTTATAGAACTCTGACGAGTAAAAGCTATCTGATCCGATTGGCCCACCAAATGTTCTGGCCATTTTACTGGCCATAATAGACATTCTATTGGTAGAGTTAGCTTGAAGATTGTTTATTATACCCTTTAATTGCCCTCTGTAAGCGTCGGGGTTTGCAGCACCGTATTTCTGTACTGCTGCATCAAAGTCAATCGCCCTAGTTACTACATCGTAACCTTGTCCAACCTTACGGAACTGATTTACACCCTGCCTTACAGCGCTGCCAACACCCCTGAGTCCAGGAAATAAATCTAAATATCCAGAGTTACCGTTGGCGTCATTACCAAATGCATATTGAGTCGCAACATTTCTAGCCCTCTTTAACTTTGAACCTTTAGAGTCTTCATATATTTGTTTTGCTCTTAAATTTCTTGTTCTTGAAAGAATTGCATTGATATCAATTCTTTGCTGGCTATACTCTGTGGTAGCTGCCTTAATGGCTCCGCTGGTTTGAGCGGAAATCTTTACAGCCTTTTGAGTTATGTCAGCTAAGTCGTGACCAACCTCAGACATAACGTCAGCCAAATTAACAAACATCCTTGAAGAGTTTGTCTTCAGGTCACTTGATCCAGTGGACCTGGCGAGGTCAGACATTGAATATCTAAAATTAGACAGCGATGATCTTGCGTTGCCTATTGCAGCTCCGCCAACCTCCATTGGAATCATCATTGTAACTAAGTTGATCGTAGAATCTTTAACAAAGTCTGTCAATACATCTACAGGGTTGTACCATTTAACCTTAGAATCGTCTCTGCCACCAAAAATTGGATCGACTATAGCTTTCTGACCTACATACACTGCAGGGAGCTCATAGGCCGTTCTACGGGCCAAAGAGACTAAACGAGCTTGAGACTCCTCTCGGAAACCCCATATTCCAGCTGTCTCATATTCTAACCCCTTGCCACTTCTTCTGATCTCACCGGCAGTCCAGTGATAGCCTCGATCTGTGTGCTTTATAACGCCAGTAGTTAGCTTGCCTTCTGCTGTCTCAAAAACAAGTCTTGAATAAGGATCGATTTGATCCGGAGTATTGCCGTCGATCATTCGGCTAACGCCAGAAAGTTCGTCTAACTCTTTTCTAATTTTAGGAAATACGTTAACAATATTAGAGGCAAACCTGCTGGCGCCACTGTCTGCTCTATCTTGAACTGTCTTGGCTAATTTTAATCCACCTTGTTTTGTGAGCTTTGATAAAACAAAAGCTGAAGCCATAGTGGTGGCTGCAGTAGAAACGAATCTTAAAACAGGATGATCATTTAGTGCTTTTGAAATAAATGATGAGTTAGGAGCATCTCCCCTTTCTTCATCAATCATAGTTGGAACGTCTCTAGACGTTACGCTATAACCTAGATTGTGAATAGGTCCTGGATCTCTAACCAATTTGTTTCCCTACTTATTTCATGCCCCACAGCTTTTGAGCAATAGGATCTTCGTAAGCAGCTTCGCCATCTTTCTTGGAAAGATTATGTCTAGCTGCAGAAATTTTCTGTTTTTGCTCTTCCTCTTCAGGATCTATTAATTGAATCTTCAAATCAGTAGATTCCATACCATTAGCATTTTGTTTTATCTCTATAATCTTTTCAGATAAAGCTACTTTTTCTGCTAATTCAGAGAAAGTCATATCCTCCAGATCTTCTGGAGCATACGATGTTATAGTAGCCAAAACAAACGCTTTCATTAAATTTTTAACTTCAGTTGCTTCGTATCTTTTTTCTTCAAGAATTCTCTTAGCAACAGAAGCGCTGAAGAAACCAGATATATCCAATATTTCGGAGGATAGATTAGCGACAATACCCGGAGGTATCGTCATAGTGTCGAAGCCCTCCGGGTATATTACGGCGAATTCAAGGATAACATCTTCAATATCAGAAGAATCAACATCTTCTAGTGTTTTTAGATAAAGAATTTTATCATATTCTTTGAATGTTAATTCTCTGAAAACAACAGTTTGATTTTTTATATTAACACTATAAATGTTGCCGTATTTATTTTTTAAAGAAAAAATAATATCAGCTGTTAACATTTTATAACTGTCTTACCTCTAGTGCCACGAATCCAGAAGCCTCTAATACCTCTTGCGAGATTAGCGATGGCAAACCGGCCATAAAACCAACTGCATTAGCTTTGTCAAATCTAGGATACAGCATGCAGAGTTCTGCTATTGTTTCCTCATTCCACATATTAGCTTCGGCTGTCGACAACTGTCCAGACTGAACCAGCTGCTCCATTTTCTTAACAATCTGCTTATATTCAGCTCTGTTAAGAACACGCCATACAACATGCTTATCATATGTAATTGAGGTGACGTAAATGTCACCGTACTGCTTTTTCCATTCCTTAACGACCCCAGCCTTAGGGCCATCTTTCCAGATCTCTTCTTCATCTGGAACCTCTTCAATATCAGTATATTGCTTTTGCTCTTCTTCAGCGATATCTGCCAAAAACTCCTCATTATCTTCCAGCTCAACATCTAGAGCGCTCGGATCATCGGAGCCTGAAAGCGTAAAGTTAATTTCCTGAGAGGTATTTGTGTCTTCTATTTCTAGATTCTGTAAAACAACTTTTCTTTTATTATCCATAATATCTCCTTGAACTAATCACTATACATTATATCATAATCATATTATAGGTGCTAAACCACCCAATGTTTGCCCCCAGTTTGTTACATAATTTAAATTCTCCGCAATTGCCAAAGGTGCTAACGGACCAGAAGAAACGTTCGCAGCAGAAGCTCTCTTTATGAATGTTGTATCTACTTCAGTAAAATAATGATCTCTTGCCATAAACTGATAGGTTTCAACAACCGGCTGTCCACCTGGAGCATATACCGTTGACATATTTATTAAGTTAACTTCTTGTATAACAATTTTCATTGGAGAACTTAACGAAGTAGATTTTACCACTCTCTGATTAACATCAGACAACATTGTTCGAGATAAATTATCTAAAGAACCATTAAATTCTACATCATTAGTGTCTGTTTGAAACAGATTTTTTGGCGACAAAGCCACTTCTTCCATTCCATAAACTACAACAAAATTAAATGGAGGATGTGCACTAAAGATATTTCTATCGGAATCTACAACATTTTTAGCGAAAGGATCATCGGTAATTCTATCTAGCTGACCTCTTTCCCAATATTTATTTATTAAAGCCTCATCTTCTTCTGTCTCTAATTGGCTTCTTAGATTTGATAGAACTCTACCTGGAGCGCTTTTATCATTTGCTATTGCAGATCTAGTTGATGCTGCTTTTTCTAGTAAATCTGTCATTCTTCTTGGATATCTAGTATACAAAGCAATTTCCCCAGTTATGATTCTGGTTCCATACATTATGGCATCGTAGTTGTATGACCAAAACCCATACAAAGGCTGTTTTTCTTGACGGACATTGAATGCAAAAGTTGCTATGTCTAATTCATCATTGGGATCAAATAATCCATCAATAAAAATCTTGATGTCTTCCCCACTGAAATAATAATCATAGTAATTACTAAATCTTCTATCGTCAGAAGCACCACCGCTCCAAGTTAAATCTAATTTTTCATTTATTGGATTAAATTCTTTCCTGGCGTTATTGGAAAATACCCCAGGGAAAACCTGGGCAATTGGTGCTGGCATAATATTACCTTTCTACAGATGTAGTCTTCCAGGAGGCATAACCTGAGCTGGAACTGTTGGCCTATTGTAATTTGTATTATAGTATTCGGTTTCTTCAACCTGCTTTTGAAGTTCAGCCAGATCAGAAATAATCAGATCACCAAAAACATTTGTACTAATTTGATCTCTGGCTTTCATTTCATCGGTGTAAGAGGTATCCCTAGGCACCGTACTGTCATCTGGCATTCTAACTAAGGGCTGTATACCTCTTGCCATGTAAGTATAAGTCTGTTCAGTAATTAGGTCGTCTATAGATAGTGTTTGACCTTCGTCAACTATGGTTACTCCAAATATCTTCATTTTTGAACCAATACCATATTCATTAAAGAATGTAATAACAATATCAAATGGTGGTAACATATCCGCTAAGGGTGCAAAATATCCTGTTTTTCTCGCTAAATACTGTTTAAATTCTTTTATGCGATAAAAAGCATATTCGTTAAACACCGTAAATATTAAACTTCCGGCGATGGTTCTGCCACCCTTTATAAAACCCCTAACATTTACGTGGCCGAGGGTTCTTACTGGAGAGTTTTCTCTGTGAATAGAATAGGAAATTGTCTGTAATTCTCCCAGATTTATAGAATCTCCTTGAGACTCAACATTTCCGTCTGGACCAATTACCGGTAAAACAATTGTGGCAACAGCATCTGCGCCAGAAAATGACATTGTAGATAAATATTTTTCCCAATCATAAAGATCATTGCCACTTTGCTGGACTGGTTCTTCTTGTTTACTTTTTCTAAAAGTAAATGTTTTAATTTCTGCCATTAAAATCTCCAAAAAATAAATAAGTGCATGGAAGATACCTCCCATGCACTTATTTTGTCGACACTAAAAATTATCAGGGTCTGATGATTGTTGTATTCAATCCTTCGGGTGGTATTCCTACCAAGTTGGTTGGATCAACAAGAGTGTCATTTCTAATTGTGTACATGGGGCCAAGTTCACGGGCAACATATGTCATTGTTTCTTCAATGACGATGTCATCCATAGAAGCGCCAGAACCCTCATTGAGGAGCTCTACACCGAATATTGATCTGACAGCGGCCTGACCATACTCGTTGGCAAATGTTATAGTAATGTCAAAAGGTGGAATTTGGTCAGCATAGAAAGGAACCTTTCTAACTACTCCGGTCTTCTGCTCATTGACATCAGCAATACCTCTTCTGTGGCCATTGTCGCCAGGAAGGGTATTGTGGCTTCTGGTGTAGAAGTCCATAGGTCTATTTTGTGAGTAGTTCTGATCCAACATCTTGTACAAAGCGGGGCGGTCAAAGACTGTGAAGATCAATGAACCAGCGATACCTCTTTTGCCTCTTGAGAAAGAGCGTGGATTGGGTGATCCCATGGTATAGATTGGGGCCTTTTCTCTGGTTACTGAGAACGTGATGCCCGAAAGAGCACCAATTTCTACTCCACCAAATGTAGCTACAATGTCTGCACCTGAGAATGTGGTATAAGTATTAAGATACTTATTAACTGATGTATATTCCTCTGCTGCCATTTTGTTTTACCCTCCTAATCGGTAATTATTATAGATTAATGGCTACTCTGACTTCGATCTCCTTGAGCTCGAAGGCAGGTGTTAAAATGAGGTCTACAATCGCCTTGTTTTCGTTTGGTATGTATGAGACTGTAAAGTCGCTACCAAGCAAGGCTCCTACGATTTGCATACCTCTCAAGCCAGAAGTGATAGCTGTTTCCATCGCATTTCTTGTCTGAATGTTTGATGGTTCACCAACAAATCTCTGGCAGGCTTGTCTCACAACTGATGTTGCGTCGTCTATGATTCTCTTTGTTGAGAGACGAGTATAGTCTGATGTTGCCCATCCAAATGTTAGGCCTTCTCCGAATACTGGAATTTTATTAAAGTTTACAACAACGGTATTAACACCCTTGGCGCCGAGAGCTGCTTGCTGAGTTCTAGAAGGAGCATAGCGAAGAGCCTCTACATTGTAGAGAGCCTTATTTACCAATGAGCTGTATGAAGGAAGAAGGCTTAAGGCGCCAGCTACGTGAGCAGCACCGTTAGCATAACCAAACTCTGTTGTGCCAGACTGATAGTTTACGGGCTTGACTTCTGCAGCAACCACGACAACGTACGGGCCCACCTCTTTGAGGAGAGCGCTAGCATTTCTGTCTGGAAGACCTGACAAGGCCAAGTGTGTAGAGACCTGACCGGGTGTCATAACCTCTGTGGTGCTATAATATGGCTTGATGCCCATAACTGCAATACAGGGGTTAATATTCTCTGAGATATCCTTAACCTTTGCGGCTACTTGATAAGCCCAGTTGCTTGAAACCGTAGTAGTATTATCTGCAACGAAACCATACGAAGCGTCATCGCTAGGTGTGGCTGGGTCTTGCCAGTCATTTGGATGAGCTCCTCTACCCCAAGGAATAATAATGTCAGGGATAGCAGCTTCGGCAGCAATGAATGCGGCGTCGAAAACAGATCCACCATAAGAAGAACTTGTTACAGTTCCAGTGCTTGTAGGGCTCACGGGGTCAGTGTCCCATTTTGTGTCGGAAGGAAGTGGAACAATGTAAATTCTTCCAGCTCCAGCCAAAACAAGCTCCAAATAAGCGCGGTGAGCGTCTGAACCATCGCCAAAGGCGGTGATAACGTCTGCTTCATTTGTGGCTCTAACGACGTCAAGATCTGCTACTGAGCCAGTATTGTTTGCTGTGCTACGACGTGCTATTGCAACTATTCTAGGACCAACAGGTGTATCCTGACGTGATACACTGTAGAAGCGATCTCTAATTAATGTTTTTACTCCAGGTATAGCCATATTGGTTTCAATCCTCCAAATAATAAACTTTTTTGAATCTTCAACTATAGTAACACATAACTTATAAAAACAACTACAAAGTTAAATTGGGAGGATTTTTATATATACCATTTCACGTGTTTGGAGTTGCTGTTTGGAATAAATCAATAATATTACCCGTTGTACCCTCATAATTAGGGGTCGCCAATTGATCTCTTAATAACTGCTTTTCGTAGGCCATCCAAGTTCTTGCATCAACTACAATCTTCTCAATTCTTCTATTGGACATTGCGAAGGTCTTTTCTGTAGTTAGCATGTAGGTTACAGTTCTCTTGTGTACATCTTTGCCTTCACGATTGATTTCTGAATCAGACAAACGCCTAGAATAAACTAGCTCAGATGCTCCTGCAGCCTTAAAAATAGAGGTGTATTCCAACATAAAATCTTCGAAAGCTTCAATAACCTGATCGCACAAAACCGCTGCATCAAGGTCGTCTCTAGTAGTTGAGCCATTCGACCCCTGAAAAGTGCCAACTTTAGACATAACAGTAAAGCCAACAATATTCTGAAAACGCTGACCATAAATAGTCACAGTGTTAGACAATACATTTTGTCTCATTCTTGGCTTTGGCTCAGTAGTATGAGCCTTTCTTAATTCCAAGTGATAACCTATAATTGCGGGAAATTCATCAAGCCCAACATATGTCGAAGATGGCGCAGAAGAAAGATCCCCAGAAGTAACATCTGTTCCACCATTGTCCTTATAGGTTACGGAAGTTTCCCTATTTATACTTAAAGGAAGGATTGGTATTGCTGGATAACTTTCTTCCCACATTTTTTTAACTAAACCAATAAACTCTAGATAGCTTAAGTTACCAGAATAAACTTCTTCAACACCATCTTGATCCAATCTCCTATACCCAGGAGCTTGTAATTGCGGATATGCGTATCTTAAGTTTTCGGAAAAACTGGGAAAATCTCTATTAATATATGCCATGTTAAGCTCCTGGACCAGCTGCTAAAGAAAAATTAATTTTCTTAATAGCAAAATATGATATTAATTCTATATCAAAAATTAACTTACCTTTTGTCGAATCAGAAAATCTTGCGTTAAAAGAATAATCTAATATGGCTTTATTAACTTTTAAGTACTGTAGATATTTTTTGGACTCATCAATAATATTGTCAAATCCGAGTAAATCATGCCCAGATGCTGCTATTCCCTTTATTTCACTTACAACTGCCGTAACCAGTCTCATTTGAAATAGCTTACTAAAAACCGAGTCCTGATTAGCCATAGTATACTCATTGGTAACATAGGTTTCAAAGGGAACAGCTCTTCTAGTCTTTCTTCCTCTATAGACCGTATTAATACCTAAGACTTCTAGTCTTTCATATTCTGAATAGGTTAAATCTGAGCCAAATATAGATAAGGCACCGGGTATTCTCGTTCTAATTAAAGCTTTTGCCTGTTGATTGGCGGCGACCATTCCGGCGTATGCTGCAGCGACAGTTGAGGTATAACTTATCTTAAGTTGCGGATGCTGGAATACCAGTTCTCCATAAACAGGTATCACATACCTACCCTTGTCTGAGGCTATTTGGCCATCTAAGTAGGTTGTAAATTTATTAGTAAATAAAGAATTAGCTTCCAATATATCTATATCTGAAGACTTCATTCCGTCTGATCTTGAACCAATAATTCCCATTTGAACAAAACCTGTAGAATTGTGAAACGACGAACAATAATTTGCTAATTGAGTAGTAAAATCAACCCCACCAGTATTCATGATACTAGTCTCCAAAGGTACCACAATATCAACAAAATCCAAATCGATTATATCCTCATACGTTTGCGCCAATCGATCATAGTATCTTTGATAAAAAGTACTTTGGGTGCCCGGTGTGGCGTCGTTGATAGAAAATACTGTTGTTGACAAATTTCTTTGAGCATAGCTTTCTACATACTCTGACATTGGAGCAACAGCGCAAATCATAATATCCCTAGCGCCACATGAGTAGGCATCCAGCACCCCTCTTAAAAGGGGACTACTAGTGTTGGCCCCCATTAAATCAACAGCGTGTTGAATAGAGTTAATTCGGATTGGATAATTCAATTGCATGCCATCTGCGTGCCCCAGTAATAGTATTGTACTGGTATTTCTTCTATCCAATTGTTGATAAGTTGGCTTATAGTTTATGACAGAAGACTTTGGTGAAGTTATCGTTACTGATGAAACTTCATTTGTAGAATTTTTTACCTGAAAAGTTGCTGTTGCGTTTATGTTTTGAACATTGCTACTTGTTCTAGCTATTATCGTATAAACATATTCATATAGATTTTGAGGGACTTTATAGGTGAAAGTGTATTCGCCAACACCTGATCTAATTATTGAATTATTATTTTCATTAGCGTTATCTAATAATAAAGAAAATGGACCATCAATAACCGGCCCAGAACCAGTGTCTCCTCTGAGAACATAAACTACTACATCTACCGGAGTAGATAGATTGCCGGGATCGTAAATTGATCCATCATAATCAGTAAAAACAAATTTAAATTCTGCTGTTTGTCCTTTTGATAAAACTATCATTTTATCTCTCTCTTGTGGCGCCTACGATCCAATAGTCTATCTTACCCATGCGCCCCCTTACTGCAGTAACAGCATCTATAGTGAACATAGTGTAATTTTTATTTACTTTTAAAGAAAAATTTTCATATATCCTGTCGCCCTCTTTTGGATTGATATGATCCTCAAAATAATATACAGCGTCATATTTTGTGAATAATCCATCCTGAGCTTCTGAGGTTGAAAGAGAGTTAGTTACGCCAGATTGACCAACTTGACGAGTTGTAACCCTTTCAAATTTATTTGAATGATTACCATTTGACAATATCCTTTGCATGTAGATATCATGGCCCCATTCTCGAAGGACTTTTTTAAAACTTCTTTTTATATCAATCATACTTCTTAAAGCCTCTTCTTGGCATAGGGTCGTCGTGAGGAGGGACACTTCTTCCTGGGCCGTATAGCTCTCTGTCTGACAGATATACTATTTTACCGGTTTCTACTTCTGGTATCTTTCCTGATGTCACAGGAAGCCCTCCGCTGGGCAAGTTCTTCATCTGGAAACCTCTAGGACCGACTTTGCCGGCTAGCATTTCTTTTCTTAGAGAGGCTGCTATCTGACACCATGTTGTGGCATTGTCTCTGGTAACTTTTGTTCTTGGCATGGACCTGTTGGTGAGGGAGAAATCCCCGAGTCGAACTGACACTTCATCATCTCCACCAAAGCCATAAGTTCTGCTTAACTCACAAGCCGTTGCTGCTTTTATATATTCTAAAACAGTAAAAGATAGACCAGATCCATCTTCTTCATCAAGAAGGTTATATAAAGCCTTAACTTCATTGGAATAATTATGTATTATTTCCCCTATCTCTAATAGGGAAGCGTCTGGAAAGTATGCGAGAAGTTCTTCTGGATCAAGGTATAGGGGCTTAACGTCTGGGGCAAAAATAATTGTTTCATCAGACTTTAGGGTGATGGTCGGCTGATATTCCGTAATTGTAGAACTAACGTATAGCTTTTGTTCAACTACAACCGAATTGCCACTACTTAACATCCCAGTAAATTTAACAGAATATGTGTCTGCTGAAGCTGGAGTAAAATCATATGTATAAACTGAAGAAGAGCTAGCTGTAGCGTTGCCTGACTCTACCGTAGTACCTGCTGAATTTTTTATAACAACAGCTACAGGGGGAACCGGTGACAAGTCCACTTCATTACCTGAAGTGTCTATATCTTTAAATTTAACCGTTATTCTAACCGTATCGTTTATTACAATTCTGTCTGTAGACATAAAACCCCTTATTTATTTATACGTTAGATATAATAGTAACATCTATTGTGCCAGCAGAGTTATTATCAAAAACTATAGTATCTGCAGTAGCAAATGCATAGGATTCATTTTTATCTACCGATATAGCTATATAACCAGAGCTATCTGAATTGATTCCCTGAGAACCTGCTATTGCATATGCTTCTGCATTGATTTTGTCAAACTCTATTGAACCATATCCGTCAAATGCAGAAAAATCTATTGATGAAGAAGTTTCCGAATTTTCTATAACACCGGTTGGAATTACTACTGAGGGAGATGGAACAAAAACTAATGTACTTGTTATAGAAGGTGGCTTTAAGACTATTACTTTTAATAAATTTAAATTACCAAATGTAGGACTTAAACCAAAAGCCTCTGGTGATACTACATATAACCCATTATATTGATAATGCTCTTGATTATATGCTATATCACCATCATATTTCATTTAAATTCCTTCTATCAGAAGGTCCCACCGTCTATAGTTATATTGTCTATTGAGCCACCAGTAATCGAAACATTATTTGAATTCTGGGTAGCTATAGTTCCAAGTCCCAGAGTTGTTCTAGCGGCTGATGCATCAGCATCATCAACAAGTGAGCGACCAAATGAGGTAAAGTCAGCTAAGGCAGCGGTGCCACTTCCTGTAAAGTATGGCAACTTATCTGCAGCAGATGTTAACCCTGCTATAGCAGCCAACTCAGCATCGTATGCTTGGACATTTGTGCCAATAGCTAACCCAAGATTTGCTCTTGCGTCAGTAGTATTGGTTGCGCCAGTGCCGCCATTGGCTATTGCAATAGTAGTGCCATTCCATGTACCAGAAGTTATCGTACCAAGTGTGGTTATGCTGTTTTGACCTACATAAGTTGACGCAATATCAATTGCGTCTGATGTTACTGAAATTCTGTCAGAAGTACCGCCAACAGCTATAACACCATTGGAAAAAGTTAAACCATTGCCAGCTATTGTGCTATTGACTTGCAATTCATCTGAAGTAATTAACAAACCACTATTTGTAGCCAAGTTAATATTAAAAGTAGAACCATCTAATACCAAACCGGTACCAGCCAAATAGGTTCCTGCACCTGAGAACTGGATCCAGTTTACAGCATCGGTGCCCACTGTATTGACTTCATCAGCACAAACCCAACCGGTGTTGCCATAATTATCACCATTGTCTACGAATACAAAGTCACCACCGGCGATTTCTGCTGCTGAATCAAAGTCAGTAGCTCTTGTTAAAACTGTGCCACCAGTTGCCCATGTATAAATACCGTTATGTGCTGCTGTTGCCTGATTTTTAACTAAAATTCTATCTCCATTTTGGAGGTTATAATTATCCAGGGCAGTAAGTGCTGTTCCCAAAGTTAGAGTAGCCCCAACTCCATCTGTACCATTGCTATAGGTGACAGATCCGCCTGTAATTGTGGCCAATGTAGCTCCAGTTGCCGCTTTTACTGTTGCATGAATGTGCAATCCCTGAGTTGCAGAATCGACATAGGCTTTAGTGGCTGCGTCTTGTGGATTTTCTGGATTTGCTAAGTTTTCTATTCTTGCGTTATTAACCGAGACATGACCAGTTCCATTTGGATCTAATGAAATTCCTCCATTAGTATCTGTAGCAGAAATTGTATTTCCATCAATACGAATATTGTCAATGTCAATTTGTTGTAACCCTGCTAAAGCTAAACTTGTTGAACCCAATGAAGTACTTGTGGTTCCTATTGTTATTGATGAATTAGCTAGCTGACTATTGCTTACACCACCTGACTTAATTGACACTGCGCCAGAGCTAACCGAAAAGCTATCTGAGTTAAAAGATGCAATACCTTTATTGGAAGTTGTTGCATCTTCTCCGGAAATTGTAATAGTGTTATTAGTTACAGCTGTATCTATTCCCTCTCCACCAGAAATTGTTAAAGTATCACTTGCAAGAGCTACTCCATCAGGAGTTCCAGTGTCACCAGCAATATTAAGGGTAGTAGAAATTGAGGCTGTTGTAACATTTGTTACTAAACCTTTTTCATTAATTGTAATAACAGGAATTGCGGTAGAAGAACCATGTGTGCCTGCATCGTCATTTACTGTATCAAGGGTTACTGTAATTGTAGTATTGCCAAGATTAGTCATCGTGGCGCTTCCGTCTACATCACCTGCAATTGTTATAGTTGGATCATTTACATTGAAATCTAATTTTCCATTTGTATCGTCATAAGATACGCTTATTCCAGACTCTACATTGTCGGAAACCATTCCTCCAACAATATCTTGAATTCTTTCAGCGTTGAGCGTAACTGCTCCGCTTGTAACTGTAAAGTCTGTAGAATCAAAAGAAGCTAAACCGGTTACAGAGCTAGTTGCTGTTCTAATATTTGTATTACTAGCTGAAGTCAATCTACCCTGTGCATCAACAGTAAATGAACCCACGGCTGTACTTGTCCCGTATGACCCCGGGGTGACTGCTGTATCATCAAGATTTAAGGTTATGGTATTTGACGATGATGCAACTGAAGATAGGCCGGTTCCACCGGCAATAGTCGCAGTTTCATTATCGTCTACAGTTTGAGAGGTTCCAGAGTCTCCAGCTAAAGTGAATGTATAAGTAGATGCAGTTATGGCTGAATCAACATAAGCTGTGGTTGCGACTTTGGTAGTATTGTCTCCTGGACTTTGTGTTGTTGCAGTAGCAGAAGAACCTAAAGCTACTGTTCCAGAAAATGTTTTATTTCCAGAAATTGTCTGATCACTTGATAGAGTTACAAAAGCACCAGATCCACCAATAGCAAGTATGGTGGTAGCTGTACCGCCTGCCCCACCAGTACCCTCACCATAATAGAGTACGTCATTAACCTCGTTAAATGCCAGTTCTGCGTTCTCTAAGCTGCTCGGCGCTCCAGATCCTCCAGATGCCCTTCTTTTGATTCTAATTGTATTAGCCATTGTTAAAAGTTTCCTCCATCAACAAGATTTTCTTCACCATAATTTACCCAGGCAGAGCCGTTGTAACGCAAAACATCACCAGGATTAGCTGTTGATATAGTAACATCAGTTAAACCATTTAAAACCGATTGAGTAGCTATAGCAGATTCTGCTGCGATTATTCTGTCTTTAACTGTCAAATGGGCGCCTGCTGGGCTTAAGCCAAGGACCGTCTCTATTGCCTCAACAGCGTCGTTCAAATCCGTGTGCTGCTGATGATGTGGTACCGTTGCAGAATTTAGCTTATCTGTAGCGGTTGGGTTTACAAAATTATCTAATGTTCCGGGATATGAAGTAGTCATAAATATCCTTTATAGTCCAAATATTTTATAAGTATCATTACTCCAATTTATCGTAATTGAAATAACATCTGCGGTAGCGTTAACTGGTAAGCCAGTAGCCGTATCAATGTATGCAATTAATCTAGAAGTAGCTGCAGTACCGGTATCTCTATATATAACCAAATAAGAAAATCCAGAATTACCATAATCCTCTATTGTTATATTCTCTGCATCAAAGATGCCAAGAGAGGTTGATTTGCCAGTTAAAATATTTGAGTATCCGGCGATAGCAGATCCTGATATATCTGACAAAAACTCATGAGTATTTAAATTTACAGAATAAGTATTTTTTATTAATGCCACTTTAATATTATTATCAGTTAAATCCAATAAACCCTCAAGTAAGGCCTCTTTAGCTTTTGCGTACAGTGCATTAGCCATCACGGACCAACTTCGGAAGAAACAATAACCCTATACTTATAGCCAGACTCAAAGTATGTTTTATCATCAGTAGAATAAACTGGTGTAGCGTCGTCAGATGGGAAGTCCACATAAACATCAGCCCTCCATGAGTGCATTGACACCTGTGCGTCTACAGCCTCCCATCTAGAAGGTGTTTTCTGTATTTTTTTTCTCTGAGCTTTAAAATATTTTGAGGTCAAAAAGTTTGATGCTGGACGTGAACTAAAGTTTATAGTGACTCGTCCATTATTCTCATCATTATTTAAGTAAAAGCTACCCGTTGAAGGATCTGTAGAAATAATATAAAAATCTGGATTTTTTGCCAGAATCTGATATCCGGTTTCTATGTCTACCCTAACTGATTTATCTTCAATTAGAACCTCATTAAGAACAGTCCCTTGAGTTTCTTGAAGAATAGACGGTGTAGCAGAATTAGTTTGGCTAGTAAAGCTTATCTGTTCCTCTGGAACAGTTAAGCCAGAGGAATCTACTAAATTAGCTACCTTAATAATATAATCTGAACCAGAAGATAAAACAACGTTCCAATAAAGCGTTAAAGTTCTACTAATCTGATTATAATCAGTTATTGTATTTATGGTTCTAAAAGCAGAACTAATTTGAACCGGTGTAGCAGCGTCGGTAAACAGTGTAAAGTTAGCATTTACTAAAGAAGCTATTTTTATTGTTCTACCAAACTTAATATTAACTGTATTAACAGTTACGGTAGCGTTGTCTATTAAATACAAGCTCACTAAACACACTCCATCAATAAAACCTATTTTAATAGTAATAAAAGAAATCCAATAAAAGCAGAGGGGGTGGCGGATTTCTCCACCACCCCCAAGCTTTAGGGTAATTTGTAACTATAACGACCCTAAGGTTTTCTATCAGGCTATATCGTTAGTAACCTGTACTTCATAGTTACGGCTGAGTCTGACGTTCTTAGCTACGGTAATACCTTCGCCGTCACCTAGCATTACGATGTCATACCGCTCCTTCATCTTTAGTGAACGAAGGTCGCGACTTGGATCATCGAACTGATCGGTGCTCATGTCGTCCTTAACGAGAAGTGTACCTACCTCGTTACGGTCGATCAAGAACAAGTCTGACTTAGCTGCAGTTGCACCACTCTTAGCGGTAAAGCTTACGAATGGTGAAACAAGGACATTTAGTCCCATTGGAGCTGTTGAATTAAGGGCACCCTCAGCTGACTGAGGACGATATCCCCAACTTGTGCCAACACCAGAAGCTGCACCACCGGCATGGAAGATGGAATCCTTGAGGAATACCGACCACATTAGGGGGTGAAGAATAAAGTCTGTTGGTACATGATTTTCAGCCATGAGAACAGCAGCCATGTCCACGATGTCATCCCAGGTAATTGTCTGATTGGCAGCGCCATTAATGTCAAGACCTGTTGTGTCATCATATGAACCGCTATCGTTGTCAAAAACGATAGTTGCTGCATCCTTGAAGCGGCTAAGAGCAATCTGCTCTTTTAAACGAGCCATGGCACGTCCGGCTGCACGAACATGTAGACCGACAATGTCCCAAAGTGAGTCAGCGATTACTTCCTCAGTGAAAGCTAGCTTTACACCCTTCTTTGAAACTTTGCCCTCTACCTGCTTTGCAAAGGCGAGTGCTTGCTCTGGATATTCTTGGCCTTCTGGAATCTCAGCCGCTTGGATAGCATTGACTGCTGGGAACTCCAAAGAACGCCCCTTACCGAGACGAACAGTGGAAAGCAGGGGGGTCACAAGAAGCTGTGGCTCAGCTGCTTCTCTTAGCGTACGAGAGAGAACCTTGGGGAAAAGGGCTGCTGCGTCTGGTGAAGCAAAAGCCTCCTTAATGGTTACTCTATTGTCTGCATCGATATACCCGTCCTCAGTCAGTGCAGCCTCCCAAGCTGGGAGACCAGAGAGGAGCTCTTGGATTGTCTTACTCATCTTAGGAATATTCCTCCTGTGTTATTGTTTTGATTAGAGTGTCAAATTGACGCGGAAAGCACCAATGACATTGTATACATCTAGGTTTGCACGAATACCGAGCTTACCGCTGTAGCTTCCGCTACGAGTAAGTTCGTATACTGTCTTTAGTGCACCTGGATCTGATGGGAGCTGCATGTAGCTAAGGAGGCCGTCATCGAAGTTTGTAGCAAACTTCTCAACCTCAATAACCTTACCGACCTGGAGGTAGGCATAGTCCTGAAGATCGGCAGCAGCTGCAGCCACTGGACGTCCCATGAAATCGGAACGAATTAGTGACCCAACTGTTACATCGTCATTAATGCCAGCAACCATGGGATACTCTACATAGCCGTGAGTAATAAAGCCAGCACCTTGCGATGTGCCCTTATCAAATGGTCTGTAGAGATCATATTGTGCGCAACCAACTGGAATTGAGCGAGCTGATACTGTTACGGTATCGGTTGAGCCGCTTGTTGATGTTGGTGTAGCGCCATCTTGTGGGTCCCAGCTAGGCATTACGTCGCCCCAGCTCTTGTTTGAGCTTGTACCATTAGCTGGTACAACCCGGGCATCGCCATTGCTGTCGGCTACCACTGAAAGGATAGTACCCTTAGGAATGACGATCTCGAAACGATCATCTTCGCTGTCTAGATACCATGTTGGCAAACCAGGATGGGGAAGCAAGTATGCACTGGGGGCTACGCCCTCAGAAACAACAAACCGGCCAGCGCCTGTTTTGCTATGAACCTTGCGGAACTTTGCTAAACTCATTTTTTATCTCCTTAATTATTAAAGTTTACGTCTGCCCATGAGGGCGTCTACTAGAACCTGTTCGAAAGAATCTACAGAGGAACCAGGCTTGCTGGTTTCTTCCTCTTTATCCAAAGTCAAAACATTGTCTTCAGACTCAGTTACCTCTGCCTCAGAAGTGACTTCTGGCATGCCAGCAAAATTAGAGACTCTTTTACCAGTCTTTGCTGGGGCCTTAGCCAAATCTCTGAGACTATCGGCTAGCGATGAAGCTGTACGAG